AATGGCATCAATAGGTTGGTTCCAAATAAATCGCAAGTTATGTAATCTGGGACTTGGTTGAAGAATGGCACTCGTTCAAGAAATATAGGCTGTTGTTGCTAGGCTGTGACGACGTTGCTTGGGTTGAAAAACTCGACAGTGTAGTCCATCCACACATACCCAATGACCACAGGTCCAGCTGTTGTGTTGGAAGGTGCTGTGATTGCTGAGTAAGCTAAGTTGATGGATCCTACAGTGCCCACACCTGTGTCATTAGCGGATGAGAAGTTCTCGTACTGAGGCAACCTATTTAATTGGTCGGTCTTAACTTGATTCTCACACGCATTTGCCACTTGTGTAACCTTTGCGAGCATGTCACCAGAGATGCTAACCAAGTTGGCATCAGCTGTGATTTTGCCTGGATCAGAGTCCCACCGAAGTGCGACTTGGCCTCCCCATGTTACTGGTAGCGATGGGACATACCTGAGTTTAAGGTTGATGATCTTAAACTTGTCGTAGGCCAAAGCGAGCTTGGTCAACCATCGCTGCTGGTCCATAAAAACGGTTGGACCTGCTACGTTGGAAAACCGAAAAACTCGGATGGCTCCTCCTGCTGGTACATTGCCTGCGGCTGCTGTTCCTGTAACCTCTAGGGCTATTTCTGTGTTTGTAACACGAATGCGATCACCATTGCTTTTAATGGTGGGCCTACCTGTTCGGTAGGACTTCAGGGGTGTTGTCCATCCCTGGGGTGGTAGCTTATTTATGAAGGGTGGCTGGCCCTGTTGCGCTGTATTAGCTCTGTTACGACCATTCGGTCTCGATGACTTGCTGTTCTTGCGAGGCATACTGTGGAAACGGGACATGGCCCTCAAAGAAATTAGTGTTTCTGACAGTAGTTCTCTCGTAAAGAAGCTGCTTAGCAGGGCTTAAACCCCAAGCCATCTCATAAGACAGACGCGTGGCCATACTAGGTTCAACTACCTTTGCACGACCTGGCCTAAAAGGCATTCTGTTAGCACTATAGTGATAAGGTGTCAATACGTAGGCAGTGCTTAGAGAAGATAAAGTGGCGCCTATGTATTGTTCTACAGGAAGACCCTGTCCAACAGATATCAGACATTTTCCAACTGAGGACAAATACTTCGGCACGTACTTAGGACTAAACTTACCTACGCCCCATTGCACACGTTTTAACATGCGCTCCGGGTTCCTACACATAGTGTATCCAGCACCGTTGAACACTGGCCTAGTTTGACAAAAGTCAATGTGTTCAATGACAGACGTGGTAGATTCTAACTTAGTTTCCATACCAAACTGGCGGTAAAGACTAGGGTCGATCTTGGGAGCGTCAAATCTCTCAACAAAGATCAAATAGTCATCACCGTCAATGTAGTAGCAAACCTTCATATGACCAAACAATGCTTTAGTCATGGCGAAGTTAATGATAGAATTACCAATTCCAGTGTTTTGGTCACCCGACATGCGTGTTGCTCGGGTGATATAAGTCGTTCCATTCTTGGTCCGGCCTCGATTAATCCTTTGCCAATGCAGTAAACGCTTGAGCTCAGGACTTCGACAGCAGGACTTGTAAAACCAATGCTCTACGTCCAATAATGACATATTGACGTGAGCATCAAACTTAGAATGGTCTAAACTGACAACAACTGGGTCATGAAACATACCCATTTTCGCAACGATATCTTGTCCACGTTGAACGTAGTTACGAGACTTGGCGAAGATGGGAGTATCAGACATATCAGTCAATGTACACATATAGTGTTCAATTGGTGCTAAATAACTGGCCAGAGGAAGACAATAACGCTTGCTACGATACTGAATGCAGCGAGGGACGACTTGTTTCCATTGATGGTATTTATCGTCCTTAAGGAACATTCGAACCCTAGCGTCTTTCTCACAAAGGTCCTCTAACAGTAAGGACTCTCTAGCCTGTTCTAACAGTTTCCGCTTTCTTGGTGTGGCTCGTTTTAAGATGCAGTCATAGCCAACCGGGCGGATGCGCTTGATGTAAGGTTTTAACACCTCGCGCAGATTGAGTTTACTTGTGTATCTAGTGCCAGTATCAATTTGATGACGCAATGATAGTGCTGCTTCTTCATTGCATACACAAGATTTATG